AGTTAGTTAGTACTATTCGCTCATGAATCATGCGGCTTCGCCGCGATTCGAGCGAATAGTACTAACTAACTGGTCGACGACGAGGAGGACGTAGAGTATATATTATTAATATATACTAAACAAGAAGTGTACCCGCAATTAGGGGGAGGTTATTATCCTTTGTTACTGGGGGGTTACACTTCTTGTTTAGCATATAAAAACTGGTTAGAGGTTATTTGAAGGTTATGTTATCTGGCCTGTGATTGGCTGTTGAAAGTGGGCGGGAAAGGGGCGTATATTTTGGATTGGTTAATGTTGAAAATAGGGCGGAGTTAGCGGAATAAAACCAGCGCGCAGAGCCTGTGGAGCTCAGATCTTCTGCTTTCTTCACTACTACTGGTAAGCATGGCTTGCGTATACGGTATTGAGAACTGTGATCATACAAAGTGTTTTCGCTGTGGAGAGTGCACTAGAGGCAGTCAAGTACATAGACTTTGTTATTCCAACATTACAGAGGAAGACTATGCGATATCACAGTTGCTTGCCAGTAGTACAGAGTGTCTACCTACAGAAAGCGACGAAGAAACAGCAGACCAGATACGCTCAGATACGCCAATCAGTATGCAGGTACAAGAGTATCTCGATTGGGAGAATACTGCTCTATTTTCGACAACATACCGCTTTCATACATACTGGACACACTTTTATGGCGATCGTGAGGAGATTGATTCAGATTATAGTACTCCTGAGGCTAGTGATGAGGATAGTCAATCACTGCTAAGGAACAAGATTAAAGTACATAGGTATCTTACAAGTGAAATGACTGCACGAGAATTTTTTCTTGCAAATAGAGACTTTGATATTGATGTTTTGTGTTTGCCAGATGATTCTCTTATTAGAATGCGACTTGGTACAGTGACAAAATTTGATCCTATTGCTAAACAACATTTTGTGTATCATAAAGAGTGTATTGATCCTGAACAATTTCATTTGACAGAAAAAGGATTCAGTAAAGCTGTTCTTTCAGTAAAAGCAACAAATAAGAATGCATTTATCTCATTAATTGAAGATCTGTTGTTTACATTTTTTTGTCAGGAGTGTAAGAAATTTATTTTTCATACAGTGGAGTATATGGAAGATAGTGTATGGAAATTACCAAATGAAAACATCTGGCCAGACTGCAAACATCTTTTATATAATTGTCACTTACTTTATGATTTAAATACTTATGTGAATTTGAAAGGACATAAATTAATTGCTACTGTTTCACCGCAGGAACCACCAACGAAACGGCAACGCCTAGAATTCCATGAATAATGTCCAAGAGGAAGCTGGAAGAGATGTCACCAGAACACGAAACGGAGGAAGAGGAGGACTCGGAACCAGAAAGAGAAGAAGATCGGACTCTGGAGAAAGACGGAATGACAGCGGGACCGAAGATATCGTTCACAGCGATGTTGCGGAGAATACTACAGGCGAACTTACCGTTGAGCCAAGTACATCCGGGCTATCTACTGGGATTCGTGACGATGATGACGGGAGAGACCAATCTACCAGTAGAACTAGAGAACTCCCTGTATGGTTTTCAAAAAGCGGGCCAGATATGGAACAACGGTATTGGAAAGGCTTCAAAGAAAGGTGTGATAGAATACTTACAGAGCTGCAAAACTCTGATGGGCAGTTGGTTCGCGACATCTTTCGATTCGAAGACCCTAGAGAGTATGATGACTTTATTAGATGCATACAACGAGACACAAATTACAGAAGAGGACTGCTCCAGGTATGTCGCGAAGATAGTCACATCCACGTCGTGCACGACTGCACCTTCAGCAACGGAATGTGCCGGTGCGACTGGTACAAAAAGGCGAAAACCTACGGGGCACACCTTAGACGAGATAAACGTTCTCATCGACGAAATTCCTGTAGAAGTAGAACCGCAACCGACATTCAAAACCTACTCTTCTATTATTGCACGAAAGGACGACAAATTGTATATCAAAAAATTCGAGGACAGCTGGAAAGAATACCAAGTGAAGGTTACAATCTATCGACGTCAAGACTTAATGGACTGTCCGAATACTTCAGAGAAATGGCACTACAAATACCAGGAGATGGACCTGAATTACAACAGTGGGAGCCAGATTTGGAAGTTGATGAGCCAGCTGAAGTACCAACAAATGGAGTACCTCAACGAAAAAAACGTAAAATGGGTGCCCAAGAAAGAATACAGCTAAAGACAGTTGAGTTGCTGGAATTGTATCCCATATGTCCTCCAGAAGCTATAGTAAAACATAGGATTTGGAGATGTGATCCAGAGCTGAGATTTAAGAATGTAAATGATAAAGAAATTAGAAATGCTATTTCTAGTTTCAAGGATACACTGACCACTTATTCAATGAATGAATATCAGAAAATGTACAATAATCCTGATTGTATACCTATATTTAGTGCTGGTTATGGGAATTATGAGACTTATTATTATAATGTTGAAAATAGCCTCAAAATTATGGATGAACTGGTTAATTACCAGTGTGGTGGAGATGAAGAGGCTATCATTGATTTTGTGACTACTTTATATAATGTGTTGGAACGTAAAGTTCCTAAATTGAACTGCATTGTAATTCACTCACCTCCCAGTGCGGGGAAGAATTTCTTTTTTGATGCAGTAAAGGACTATTATTTGAATTGTGGCCATCTATGTAATGCAAATAAATATAATAATTTTCCATTTCAAGATGCAGAAGGCAGAAGAATTGTACTGTGGAATGAACCAAACTATGCTCCAGAATTTCTGGAACAGATCAAAGAAATACTAGGTGGAGACTCCACTAGTGTAAATGTAAAGTATCAAAGTGATACTCCTGTGTATCGTACACCTGTGATTGTACTGACAAATAATAAGGTTTCATTCATGAATCATTCTGCCTTCATTGATAGGATTAGGGTGTTTAACTGGATGGCTGCACCATTTTTAGCACAGTATAAGAAGAAGCCAAATCCATTGGCAGTATATGACTTCTTTAAGAAGTATAAATTGGTGGAAGGGTAAATATATATATGTTGGTGTAGGGTGAATATATATCTTGGTGAAGGGTGAATATATATAACATGATGTAAAGGTGAAGGTATCAAGCAAACAAAAAATAAACTTCAGCAGGTTTTATTGAGTTTTATTTACACCAAAACAGACTTCTTACGAAGTACACGAGTTGAAACTTCAGGAAGAGAACGACGTGGTCTCTGTCGAGAAGGAACACAGACCATATCGTCCTCAGTAGGTTCATCACCTACTTGATCTATTGGATTAACGGCTGGAGCGGTAGCGCTATCATTCAGTAATCCAAATGTAACAAACTTCTCTGGTCCAAATGCAGGATAAGTACCAATACCCATGGCAGCATTCTCAAGGCTAGTATTGTAGAACTTGGGTCTAATAAATCTATTTGGATAAGATGGAAGACGTACAACTAGTACAGCTTCAATTTCAAATTCAATGTTGGCATGAACAAATTTACTAGCTCGAGAATCATTGTCAGCGGGACTGGCTTTATCTATAGCTCTCATACCAATATGGTAACTAGGTTGGCGAGAAGGCTTGCCAGCAGAGTCACCTCTTACATAATAAGAACCTTTTTCCATTGGAGCAGATTTATAAGTAACTATAGGAAGTGAATTCCTATTAGATGGAACAAAAGATTCAGCAATAGCAGTATTTCCACCAACTGTAGTACCAGTGACAGTTCTCTTGGCATTATAATACTGAGCATTTCCAACACTTTGGTTGAAACTATCAGTAACAATCTCCAACTGTTTAAACTGTTGCCCAATAGGAGCATAATTAAATTTATACTTCATAGTATCAACATGATTCCAAGTTGTATCATTAGCATTACATTCTCTGATGTAATTTTGGAAATATTCAAAGCCAGGAGAAGAATCACTAGTAATAACAGGTGGAGTAGCTGTATTTTCTGTGAAAAATCCTTTAGCTTTAGCTTGAGCTCTGTTTGGTTGGTAAACACAAAAATGGTTCTGATTGTAAAAAGGAATTTTATGGCCTACACCAGGTACTACAATAGCATTATCTGCAGCAGTTTGATCAGTACCATACTGTTTGGCAATGAAATCATCATAGATAACAGAAGAATTTGCATCAGCCTTTAAACTAGGAATCATATTATCACTGAAATCTAATCCTCTATCTATTCCACCTCTCATAGTTTTCTCTAAGTCTTTTCCAATACATAATACTTTAGGATGGTTTGTAGTAGCTGTACTAGCTTCAGTCCCTCCAATGGGATATCCAGTACTAGCCACAGTCTGAGTAACATTTATCAGACAAGAATCCATAAAAGATCCAGCAGGTAATAATAAAAATTCTTCAGGAGACATATAGAAAAATGCATATTCCCATGGTATTTTAGCTAACGGAGTAGTAACTATATTTGCACCACTCCTTACAGTAGATGCAGCTATATTCCAATAAGGAATAGCCCAAGATTTCATTCTATGAACCTTTTTAAAAACCATATATCCTGATTTCACTTCATATCCTCCGGTTGGTAAGAACGAAATAGGTCCTTGTGCTGAGTCAAAACCTCCATCACTGCTCGAATTATGGCCAGTTCCTTGCGCAGGGGCAGCTGGAGCGGCTTCAGGACGATCAGCAGGTGCAACAGAACCTCCTTGTTCATCTTCATTCGGGCGTTTTTGTCCACGTGTACTAACCATTTCTATATCGTCGTCTGGAAGACCTGGACTTGGATCAGCAGCACTAGATGGACCAGCACCGTCACGATTATCAAAATCTGCAATAGAAATAGATCCACCTTCAATTTGTGATAAAATATCAGTGATTTCAGATTGTTCATCAGGAGTAAGATCATCAGCTACACTTTTACTAAGAACATCAAATAATGGACCAGAACTGCCAGATTTACGAGTATCTTTCCATTGTCTATAACTAATACTAGTACTAGGTTGCCGTAAACCCGTTCTAGGATTAGTAGGAGGCCTGAAAGTAACTCCAAGACCTAATCTAGGAGGTGGATCTACTCTAGGCAGACCATGATTTTGACGAGCTCTGTTCCAAGCATCCCATACATAACGTTGTTGACTTTTACTACTAGGAAAATCATCATGACGGCTAGGATCTCTATGTATAGGATACTTATTAAGTGCTCTTATTTCACGTCCCATACCTGGATCAGAAGAAATAGGTAGATTAGCAGGATATTTCACACCAACGAGACCTTCAACAGTTTCTTTAGCTTTAAGTCCAATATATCCAGCTATACTATGTGGATTACTATTTTCAATTATATCAGTTAAAAATTCACCAGCAGATTTCTTATCTGCGTTCTGAATATCTTGTTGAGTTTTAGCTTGTTCATACGCTTTATCGTGGTCTAAAGCAATATGATCATCAGTATCTACAGGTTTAATTCCACTTAAAGTATTACCAGGACCAATATAATGATGATCAGGTAAACTTACCACTGGATCTATATGATTAGGTTCTTCAACAGAATCGGTACTCTTAGTTGTCAAACCGCCAATAAGACCACCAATAATAGCAGATCCAATAAGACCACCTCCAACAGCAAGAGCAGTACTACCGCCACTCGCAACAGCACTTCCAGTACCCGCAGCAGCAGCACCAACGCCGCCAGTACTACTTAATAATGGAGTAGTTTCTGATGCAGTAGTACCAAGACTTAATCCTTCTTCAACACTAGAAGATAATTCAGTAGTATTTAATTCAATATTATCCAATGGTATTTGTTCACCTGAATTTAATTGACTAAAATTATGCTCAAAATTTATATATTCATTAAGATTTACTGCTCCTTCACGAATATCTATAGGAATATTACGTTCAGCAAGTCCTACCGCTTGAGAATAAGTATAGTTTGGAACAGTTTTAAAAAGACCGCCAGCAGTACGAACTGAATATTGAATTCTACTGCCGCCTGTTCTCCTAATTAACTCGAAGGCTTCCTCAGCCATTATGGAGCTCCACAGGCTCTGCGCGCTGGTTTTATTCCGCTAACTCCGCCCTATTTTCAACATTAACCAATCCAAAATATACGCCCCTTTCCCGCCCACTTTCAACAGCCAATCACAGGCCAGATAACATAACCTTCAAATAACCTCTAACCAGTTTTTATATGCTAAACAAGAAGTGTAACCCCCCAGTAACAAAGGATAATAACCTCCCCCTAATTGCGGGTACACTTCTTGTTTAGTATATATTAATAATATATACTCTACGTCCTCCTCGTCGTCGACCAGTTAGTTAGTACTATTCGCTCATGAATCATGCGGCTTCGCCGCGATTCGAGCGAATAGTACT